GCTACATTCTACGTAGTCATGAGGGATTAAGATATACCCGCAATCATGGATGCGTAGAATGTAGCAGAATACATGTAAAACAACACCAACGAAAAATCCCCGAAAGACGACGAGAGTTACGAAAAGCATACCGGAAGAGATACCCAGAAAAAATAAAAGCTAGTCACGCTAGACACAGAGCCGAAAAATTAAAACGTGTTCCTAAATGGCTAACTAAAGAAGACATTAAAGCCATAAAAGAATTCTATGCAGAAGCTACAAGAAAAACGTTAGCAACCGGAGTTAAGTATCAGGTCGACCACATTATCCCTTTGAAAGGCAAACACATATCTGGACTGCATGTACCCTCTAACCTGCAAATTATTACGGCTACAGAGAATATGCAAAAGTATAACGTCTATGTAAGTAAATGATTATCACTACCACATGCCAATACAAAACCCACTACAATGTGGGTATGAATATATTTGAACTTATTTTCTTTCTAACACTTATTTTTACGTATTGCCAATCTCTTGTTTCTTAGTTATACTTAGGTCTTATAGCTGCAAATTAACTAAGGTGTACAGCGACACATGTCAGAAACTAATCAAATCGTGGTTGTTCCTCATATAGAGGACACTATACCCATACCTAAAAATAACGCAGAAGCTCTCCCAGATATGACAGCTGAGGAAGAGATCCAAGCTCGCACTAATACTATAAAGTTATTATCTGATATTACCGATGAAGTGATAGAACCTACTACAGAAGACATAGAACAAGCTGAAGAGCTTGCTAAAGAAATGATGATAAATCCTGATATTAGACCAGAGTTTGGTCAGTATCCAAATGAAACAATGGCTTATCTTGCGGGTATGGTGGCACAGACTAACTGTATGTTAGTAAAAGATATGGCAGACTTCAAACTCCATGTACTTAACCGAGCTGTACAAGAGGCAGAAACTGCCAAGAGTTCTAGAGAACGGTTAGCAGCCCTACGTATGATAGGAGAAATTGACGGAGTGGATGCATTTAAAAAACAAACAGTAATAACCCATATTAATAAATCTGGTGATGAGTTAGAAAAAGAATTATTAAAGACTATAGAAGAATTAAAAGGTACTATTATTGAAGGTACCCATGAGATTGTAGATAATGATTAGTCATAAAGACTTAGAGGTTCTACAGAAATCATTGCCCGACATGTCTGAAAGAGACAGACAGAAGAGTTTAGTATTATTAAAACAGTATCAGAAAGAAGTAACACAAAAAAATGGGAAGGCTAACTTCCTTGACTTTATTAAACATGTCTACCCAGACTACAAAGTAGGAGCACACCATGCACGGCTGGCTAAATTATTTGAAGAAATTGCTGACGGAAAAAGAAAAAGAGTTATCGTCAACATTGCGCCTCGACACGGAAAATCCGAACTTATATCCTATCTGGCGCCTGCCTGGTTTTTGGGTAAGCATCCAGCTAAGAAAGTTATTATGGCATCTCACACGGCTGACCTTGCGGTTAATTTTGGTCGTAGAGTCCGAAATCTGGTGGGTTCAGACGCGTATAAGGACATCTTCCCTGATATTAGCCTGCAAGCGGATAGTAAATCGGCCTCTCGGTGGGGTACGAACTTTAATGGGGAATATTTTGCAATCGGTGTTGGTGGTGCTTTGGCTGGTAGGGGTGCCGACTTATTCATTATTGATGACCCGCATTCAGAGCAAGATGCAAAGTTGGGTAAATCAGATGTTTTCTTACCAGCTTGGGAATGGTTTCAGTCCGGTCCGCTTCAGCGTCTTATGCCTGGTGGTGCTATTGTTGTTGTAATGACTCGATGGTCTAAATTAGACCTAACAGGACAGATAGTTAACCAGATGATTAAGAATGATGCTGTAGATCAGTGGGAAGTAGTTGAATTTCCAGCAATTTTAGAGGATAAAGAGAAAGGGGAAGTCCCGTTATGGCCTGAGTTCTGGAGTATTGAGGAGCTACAAGCACGACGTGCAGCACTTGACATACGATATTGGAACGCTCAGTACTTACAAAACCCGGTATCTGAAGAAGGGGCACTAATCAAGCGAGAATGGTGGAATATATGGGAAGAAGAAGACCCACCGGAGTGTGAATTTATTATTATGACCTTAGATGCTGCGCAAGAAGCTAATAACAGAGCTGATTACAACGCATTAACGACTTGGGGAGTCTTTTTTAACGAAGATGTCAATAACTATAATATAATACTGTTAAATGCGGTAAAAAAACGGTTAGAGTTCCCTGAACTTAAAGCACTTTGCCTAGAAGAGTATAAAGAATGGGAACCCGATGCTTTTATTGTAGAGAAAAAGTCTAATGGTGCCGCGCTTTACCAAGAATTTAGAAGAATGGGTATTCCAGTTGGGGAGTTTACACCTGGAAAAGGGCAAGATAAAGTTAGTCGTGTTAATGCTGTGTCTGATTTGTTTAATGGGGGCGTGGTTTGGGCTCCTGATAGACGTTGGGCGCATGAGGTTATTGAAGAATGCAACGATTTTCCGTCCGGTGCCAACGATGACTTGGTTGACTCAACAACACTAGCATTAGCTAGATTTAGACAAGGTGGATTTATTCGCTTGCCAAACGATGAAGAAGAGGATATACAGATGTTTAAAGGACGTGGCCAAAAAAGGCTATATGCAGTATAATGGCTACTCAGAAACACATGGGAAGAAATCAATTAATTGAAAGACTTACCGCCCAGGTAGGTAATAAAGATACGGCTATAGAAATCCTTAAAAAAAGAGGGCATCTTGATAAAAATGGTGAATATACTGTAGAAGGTTTGAAAAGAAGTAGAATGACTGCTGAAGAAAGAGCTAAAGATAGAGCTTCAAAAAAAACAGGGAAACCAAAATCAGCATTTAATTATAACCCTAAAACAAACATGGCGAAATTAAAAGGATAAAAGATGGCAGACGTAGATAAAGGACTATATGCAGCTCCAAAGGGAATGGAACAACTTGCGGAAGAAGAGCAAGAAATAGAAATAGAAATTGTTGACCCCGAAGAGGTTACTATTAAAGCTGGAGATATAGAAATTACCATTGATCCCGATGTTATGGAGGATGAGGAGTTTAGTAAAAACTTAGCCGAAGAACTATCTGATAAATATATGGCTGAGTTGTCAAGTGACTTACTCGAAGATTTTAGTAATGATGTAAACTCCAGAAAAGACTGGCTTGAAACATACGTTGATGGCTTAGAATTACTAGGTTTAAAAATAGAACAAAGAAGCGAACCATGGGAAGGCGCATGTTCTGTCTACCATCCACTACTCTCCGAAGCACTCGTTAAGTTCCAAGCTGAAACCATGATGGAAACTTTCCCCGCTGCAGGCCCAGTGAAGACATCTATTATCGGTAAAGAAACTCCCGAGTGTTTAGAAGCTGCTGCTCGTGTACAAGAAAACATGAACTACCAGCTTATGGACATGATGCCTGAGTATCGGCCTGAACATGAAAGAATGTTATGGGGTCTTGGCTTAGCAGGTAATGCATTTAAGAAAGTCTATTATGATCCAGCATTAGAACGACAAGTATCACTATTTGTTCCTGCTGAAGATATGGTGGTTCCTTACGGTGCATCTAACTTAGAAACAGCTGAGCGCATTACTCATGTTATGCGTAAGACAGAACAAGAGGTACACAAACTTCAACAGATGGGATTTTACCGTGATATAGAACTCGGAGATCCTGACTACGATTTAGACGAAGTAGAGAAAAAGATTGCAGAACAAATGGGCTTCGATGCTACCAACGATGACCGATATAAAATATTAGAGATGAATGTTAACCTTGACTTAGAAGGTTACGAAGATGAAGATGACGGAGAAAAAACCGGCATTGCATTACCTTATATTGTAACGATAGATAAAGGCACTTCTGAGATATTATCTATTAGACGTAATTGGAATCAGTTTGATGAGCAACAAAAACGTCGTGAACATTTTGTTCATTATGGATATATCCCAGGATTTGGTTTTTATTGTTTTGGTCTGATCCATTTAATTGGGGGTTTTTCAAAATCAGGAACCATGTTACTAAGACAGTTAGTAGACGCAGGGACATTATCTAATCTTCCAGGTGGATTCAAAGCCAGAGGCTTACGTATTAAAGGTGATGATACACCAATTGGTCCAGGTGAGTGGCGTGATGTGGATGCACCATCAGGAACTATCCGTGATAACTTAATGCCACTACCATATAAAGAGCCAAGCCAAGTGCTTGCTGCTTTAATGGATAAAATTATTGATGAAGGACGACGCTTTGCTTCTGCTGCGGATATGAAAGTATCTGATATGTCAGCTAACTCTCCTGTAGGTTCTACCCTTGCTATCTTAGAGAGAACGCTCAAAGTTATGTCTGCAGTCAATGCGCGTATCTATTACTCAATGAAGAAAGAGTTTGGACTTCTTAAAAATATTATTAGAGACTACACTGACCCTGATTATAGATATAACCCGGCAACAGGTACTCCTGGTGCTAAACAAGATGACTACAATAAAGTTAACCTTATTCCAGTAGCTGATCCTAATGCTGCAACGATGGCGCAGAAGGTTGTGCAGTATCAAGCTGTTATGCAAATGGCACAGCAGAACCCATCTATATATGACTTAAAAGAACTTAACCGCCAAATGTTACAAGTTTTAGGTGTTAAGAATATAGATAAATTAATTAAGACTGAAGATGATGCTAAGCGTATAGATCCCGTTTCAGAAAATATGAACATATTAAATGGTACTCCAGTAAAAGCATTTATAGAACAAGACCATGAAGCACACCTTGCGGTACATTTAGCATTTATGAATGATCCTAAAGTTAGACAAATGGTCGGGCAAAGTGTTAAAGCATCAACAATACAAGGTGCAATAGAGGCTCATATAGCTGAACATATGGCATTTGAATACAGAAAACAATTAGAAGAACAACTTGGTGTACCTCTACCTCCTCCTGACGAAGAGCTTCCTGAAGATATTGAGAACGAAATTGCTAGGTTATCAGCAGCTGGAGCAGAAAAACTTCTTCAGAAAAATACAGCAGAGATTCAACAACAGAAACAACAACAGTTGGAAGAAGACCCTATTGTTCAAATGCAGAAAGCTGAATTAGAGTTGAAAAAAATGGATGCTCAGGCTAAAGCTGAAAAAACTAAAGCTGACATTACGAAAATGCATGCGGATAGTTTACTTGAAGAAGCGAAGTTACAGTTTGAAAAAGATAAATTAGTATCTAATTACCAAAGAGACATAGCTTTAGCTGACGCTAAATATAAAGCGGACGCACAACTTCAAGGAGCTCAAATAGGAGCTAAAGCAGAAATGGAACAGCAGCAAATAGATTTAAAAGAGGTAATTGAAGGAGCTAAGTTAGGGGCTCAAGCAGCAAAAGCTCAAGCTGAAATGCAGTTCCGTCAAAAAGAATCTCAGTTGCGTAATGCAACTCAGGTAGATGTAACAAAATTTAAGGATGAAACTCAACTAAACGAAAGGGAATAAAATGATTGAAAAAGAAACGCTTATGCTTCTAGCAACCCAGGTAGAAGAAAGACGCAAAGTTTTATTGGAGGACATGGG